GCCGTGGTCTGGATTTGCTACAAATATTAACCTTGAATCCGGTCTTAGGAATCAAGTATATGCGCTACAAAAATGTAGTCAATCAACATATGTCCCCCAAAGCAGTAGCGATTTATATACAGAACGAAATCCTACTAATAATCCTACTATTAGACAACCTTTCAATGACTTATTTCGTAATCAGCAGTTTAATTCCTTTAATCCTAATTGTGAAAATGTTGCTACTAATTATTTTAATAATCATACGCGTACAGAGTTAAGAAAACCTATCAATAAAGAAATGTTTCATCAGTAAACATTACATTATTGTTGAAGATAAATTATCATACGTATTTGTATATGGATGATAATTTAATAAATTTCAATATTGAGTGTTTTAGCAATAAAGAATCGTTTCATCACTACAAAACAAACAGTGAAGATAAAAATAATCATATATTTAATAAAGATGTTAATTTTTACAAAAAACGAATTATGGAAATTACTCGACATCTAATTGCCATTCATAAACATAAAAAAAAAAATGTAGAAAACGATAAGAACATACACGTACAACCGGATATACATATTAACAATGATATCAAAAATACATTTGACAAATATCTACAAACTTGTATAGGACATTTGAAAAATATTGATACAAATGATATTATACAAAATGAATATATAGGTACATTAATTGACAATGTAGATATTAGTGGTCATGATATACCGGATAATGACCATTTAGCTCCTCTATTTAATATCAGTGAAGATGACAATATTATAATGAAACAGAATAAAAATATACCTAACAGTCTCGAAAAATTTGTGAAAAAAAAAACAATAAATCATTCTGAGAATACATCTATACATAACACTCGACATATAATAATCCCGAAAAAAAAAAAAATTAATTTAAGAAATCCCAAATTAAAATCAAAGAGTTTTATGGAAAAAAATAATGTCTGTAATACATATGAAGAAGAAGAACAAAAACATAAATAAATCCCGTAAGAACAAAACAAAAAAATATAGTAAGAACAAACAAACAACACATACACGGAAACGTAAAGATAAACATAAACATAATAGCACTCCATTAAAATGTAGCCCTAATCCACACAAAAACGACTTTAGTTGCCTGGACAATAGAACATTATATAAACTAAAGGAACTATGGAACATTCGTCATGGAGATTCATTAATTACTACAAAAAATCCGTTTTATATATGGAAAACGTTAAAAAACAAATATTCTAGTGTATGTGAAAAAGAATCATGTTGGATCAAAGACCATTTTAATGGTGTTGATTTACATAACACACTTGACCATCTATTCGCACCAGAATCACCTGACGAATGGGAACAAAATCCTAATGAATGGCTATCCAGCGATGACCTCATCAATGTAATGAAGCAGTATGAAAAACATTACAAGTGTTTTAACTTTATAGGACCTTCTCCTATCGATTATGATTATCACAAAATATTCGGAAATTGTGTATGGGACGAATTATGTAAATTTAATATTTCAGAACAAATCAAAAATAAAAAAACCAAAATCGGTATTATCTTTAATCTCGACCCCCATTATAAAGGTGGTTCGCATTGGGTTTCCCTCTTTATTAATCTGGAAAAGGGGTTTATATTTTATTTTGATAGTGCTGGAGAAAAAATACCTAAACAGATTAATAAGTTTTCAGACGAGGTTATCAAACAATGTTTACAAGTTGAACCTAAAATTAAAATGAAGTTTGATGAAAACTATCCTAAGGAACATCAAAAAGGAGATACTGAATGCGGAATGTATGCATTATATTTTATCATTAATTTGTTGAAAGACCATCATACACCCGAATATTTCAAAAATCATGTTATTTCAGATAAATCCATTGAAAAATGTCGGGAAGTGTATTATAATCCTGATTTGTAATATTTCGAGTAAAACAATATATAGATATGTTATATTGCTTTATTATACAATAAAATCTTCAAAATATGGAGAATGTAGAAACGAATGTGTTTACAACAAATGATAATATCCTATTGTTGTGGGAAATAATTACAGATGATGAGAGAATAAAAAAAGATATACAAGGCCAAGATAATCTACTACAATTTCGTAAATACTATCATAGCAAAATTAAACATTTTGGTTCTGTCAGTGATGAAAGTGACCACAATGACGTAATGAATATGAACAAAAAGTTTATAAATAATTTTATGACAGATTTATATCAAAATAATTCGGAAAAACAAACATATAAATTGGATTTATCCAATATGAAACCATTAGAAGGTAATACTGAACAATTAATCACCATCGAAGAATTACATAATGATAGAATCAGTTCATTTGAAAAAGACCTTCAACTAAAAAAAACTGAGTTTGATAGGTTGAATCAAACACCTGTACCGACCACACCTAATTTTAAAGAACAAGGAGACGAACCTATCAAAGAAAATATGCAAGAATTAATTGCGAAGGCAATTGCTGAACGTCAACTAGTAGATAATACTATCATAAATAGTGATATTGAAAATAATGTTAACAATCAAAACAACATTGAACGCAAAAACGAGAAACATAATGTAAATAAAAAGGAAATATCATGGGGTAATAATACTGAGTATGATTTGAATATAGATGTGGATAAAGATACCAAAATAACAAATATCAATACCAATACTACTACTAGTACAAATATAGAATCCTCTATATTTTCCAGGTTAAAAACAGTTCATTCTGATAATAATTTACTACATGAAAAAAATACTACCCTCCATAATACTACACCCGATGGTTTGAAAGAACAATTGTCAGAAATAAACCAAAAATTAGATTATATTATTACAAATATGTTTCCAGAAGATAGTTAAAGAGTAAGCATATAATATAATATTATTATGGAGTATTTTGTTCGTTTTGGCGCTGGAAATGAAACTATTGATATTACTATCCAGTTGAAAAAAGACACATCTGTATCCTCTAAATATTTGTTTGTTCCTCCACTAGATGATGTATCCAGAGGAGAAACATACGGTGATCCTAAATATGGTATTGAAAAGTCTATATTTATTCTTACTAACAAAGGACATCTGTTTGTTGTCAAAAGTGGTGAATATGCATATATTGACATCGAAGATGAAGCATTATATCTGAATGAAAAGCCTGATGATATTGAGTAATAGTTCTTATATCGAAAAAAAAATGTAATTATATTATGATTGATTACATTTTTACTAAATTGCCATTTTTTTTATAACCATTCCTTTATTGGTTATTTCATATTGTGCTACTGGAACAGGTTGAACATTAGGATTTTCTAATGATTGATAATAAGATTCTGCATCATATAGCGTGCCTTTATTTTCGGATATTTTACGTTGTATATATTTGGTTCCACGAAGTTCAATCTCGGTTCCACTCCATTGAATTACTCGTTTATTTATTTGTGCCGTAGTATCTTTTTGTTCTTTTTTGTAATCGGGAACATACGCATATACATCAGGTGAGGGCTCGCCAAACTGAAGACAATTTAATGTCTCGCCAGAACCTCGTTTCGAATAAATAGCACAGTCAATCGAGGTTTCTTTGATAGCAGTCGTTAAACTAGCGTTCACTTGCTGTTTAATTGTAGATATCTCATATAAGTATTCATCACTAGTTAAAGGATATTTCACTGTCTTACCCATATCTTTACGTTTTAATTCAATCGACTCGTCGCTATCTTTTTGTTCTTGAGTAAATGTCATCAAATACATAAATACCTCTACGGTTTGTAATGCTTCTGGTAATTCTTTATGACTACATATACGACGTGCTCTTCCAATCACTTGTTCAGTTCGTACTGGATGCCAATAAGGTTCCATTATATGGACATAACGAGTATTTCTAAGATTAATTCCTTCGGAACCTGATGCGGTAATCATCAAGACCTTTATAATCTCGCCCATGTTATTATTATTTGATATTTCCCTGAGTTCTTGTGTAATGGGAGAGTTTTCATCCCAATTACCATTGTATATGTTTCTGATTGCCTCTTTCTCTTCGGAACTCTCTGTTCCTGTATATAAAGCGAATGTAGGTTTTCCCAAATCCTCTTCTTTTATATCTAACTTCCATACACCCGAAGAATCCTTTTTAATCTTAAATTGTGTAAATCCATTGTATTCCAATACCATTTTAAATATACCAATGCCTTCTAATGTCCTGAACTGACTATACACCAAATGTAATCCTATATTCTCGGGATTGATTATATTTTTCAACATCGCAAGATATTTCGGACTATATTTCTCCAATCCTTGGTCACTCAGCACTTCCGATTCATTTTCTTTTATAAAGGTAATCGCACTTTCTATTCTTTTGGAATAACTTACATCACCTAATATATCTATCATCTCATCTCCTTCTTTTTCGCCATCCCAATCACCAGTTAAATCATTGGTTCCTTTCTTTTTCGCTTCTTTTTGTAACTCGTTATATGCTTCTTCCGCATTATCATTTATAGGCAAAGGACGACCTGGAGGTTTTGGCATGACAAAATTACAATACAATCGAGAAAAAATACGATAAGTCGAACTGGGTTCACTATAAATACCATCTTTATCCACCTTTGCTTGTTTTTTTGGCTTTTCCGACTTTCTCTCGTGTTTTCTCGCTTCTTCGTAAATTGTAAACTGATAATTACTCATCGGTATTTTTTCAACATGTAAATCTGTCAAACTATCATATGAAGGCAACAACCCTTCCTGTGCACTCCTAAAATAAGAAGTTAATCCAATAATCCTTCTTTTAAATAATTCAGTGTTTTCCAAACTTCCATTCGCATCAATAAACATGTTCACAAAATCATCTAGCTTGTCTGGTAAAGCTTTGAACAATTGAACTCGTATTCCGTTCCTATTCACATTGATATCATTGTTTTTCAAAATACTTATAATACGACGCTCATAATCACTGTCACTTATCATACCTATTTCCTTATCCGCGCTATCATTCTTTCCTGTCTGATTCGTTACACCAACATACCCATCTTTCTTTGAGTATTTATTTTCGAAACCGAAAGGGTTCCGGGTAATTGACAACACTTTGTTTTTAGAATATTCAATATAATCAGTATTTTTCTCTCTTGATAAAGCATTAAACAATTTATCTTGAACAGACGAATGTGACCCTGTTGTTTCTATAGGTATTTCCCATGTTTTAACATAACCGCGTAACATATTGAAAAGTATTCCAATTTCATTCGGATAATTAATCATTGGTGTTCCAGTTAAGAAAACAATCCGTACATTTTCAGCACTCATTAACATCTCATATAATACTAGTGATAGAGCATACGGAAAACGTTCTTTCTCTCCCTTGTTATCATATGTTACTCCCTTTTCTTTTGATATTTTATTTACGATTCTACTAATAAAATTATGAGCCTCGTCAATAATAACTACAGTATTGTCGAATATATTTTTCTCGAAATTATTGGTCATTGTCTTTAACTTTTCACGCCTCAGTCCATTATAATTAATAAAATTATATTTCGTTTGTATCATCTCATCTAACTGCTCATCCAAACTATTTTGTTCTACACTATCTAATACATTATTTGTTTTCGACTTATAATCTACAACCCATGCTCCTTGTTTCTTTTTTATATATTCGACCGATAAACTTAACGCAGCCGATAATGTATCTATTAATTCTGGATTTTTCTTCGTAGAAATCCAATCCCATTTCTGAGTTTTATTATAAAGACTATCTCCACACTTTTTTAATTCTTCCATGTAATTACGTCGTAAAGATGCTGGTGTCATAACGATAACCTTTTTGTCTGATTTGATTCCCTCTGCTATAGCAATAGATGTACACGTTTTACCCGAACCTAAACCATGATATAATAATAACCCACGATAAGGCGTATATAAATTTAAATAATCACGAACAATCTTTTGATGGGTTAATAAAGAAAAATCTTGACCTCCTTTTCCTAATTCGTCACATGTTATTTGTTTTTTATCACTCATTAGCTCATTACGATACTCGTTAAAGAGAGAATTAATAAAGTTTACATATATTTCGCGATTATTCATAATATAACTCGAAACTTTGATATTTAGTTTTGCACTTTTTGGTGGTAATCTTTCAACTATTGGTTGGTTGTTTATAGATAACCATTCTTCTAAAGGTATATTAGAAATGCCTTTGGTTTTTCTTACTATCCTCGTTTTCTTTTGCGGTTTATCTTCTTGATTTTCATTTTCATTTTCATCTTCATCTTCATCTTTTTCGGCTTTTTCAGTGTCACCTATTTTCAAAATAATCTTCTTTTTTAATTTTTTTGCCTTTGGTGCCTTTTTATTGTCGTTTTCCATGATTGCTTCTGGTTCTTTAGATGGTTCTATATTTCCTTCATTACCCATATTCTTAAAATATTTTTGTTCCATTTTTTTTTTACTAATACGAGTATTCAATAGTTCCCTATCATATTTTTTA